TTCAGATTCGCTCATGCTATATATTCATGAGTATTCGCTTATTCTTCCAAGTTCGCTCATTCTATATAGAGAGAGGGGGGGTATGCACCCCACGTACCTATAAGTACTTATTATAGGGGTAAATTCACGATTTGTCAAGTCTTTTTTTATTTTTTTTTCAATTGCTCTGTTTTTGAAATATAACCCGTTGAAATTATTAACAGATTCGACACGATGTAACTTTTACGCCGACAGTGTAATTTTATTGTCCTTCTACCTAACATGCACAAAACTTACATCGTGCTTATTTACCCAATGTTTTCAAGTACTTAATTTTCTATTTTTATTTTTTCTATTTTTTTTTAAAAAAAGACTTGACAAATCCGTATTTTGACCCTATAATAGGTAGGTAAGGGTAAGGATTAAACGAATACTTGTCATGTCACGGTAAGCGGAATAATATCCACTTCCTCACTATACTCACAGATATAAACAGAGAAGTTACAGATATTCACCCGCACCTTTTTTTCATACGTACTTTGTAAATTTGAAAGCAATGCTATGAGCGTACCAGCTAAGAAACGTGAACTTACTGAAAAACAAAAAATTTTTCTTGATAACCTATGCATAAACGGTGGAGATGTACTCAATGCGATTGAAGTTGCAGGGTACTCTTCAAAGTCTCGTGGTTGGTTGGTACGTTCCCTTAAAAATGAAATTATTGAATATTCACGAAACCATCTTGTAAGCTCATCCGTTAAAGCGGTTACGCGCATTACTGAGGCGCTTGATCACGATGGCACACTTCCCTCTTCGCAAATGGACACACGCCTAAAGGCTGCTGGTGATATCCTTGATAGGATCGGTATTTCTAAGAAGCAGGAAATCGAACATACAGGTGAAATTGTACACGGCATCGTTTTCCTTCCTGCGAAGCAACCAATGAAAGAAATAATCGTAAAGGAGATATAAGGTATGGGTATTAAGGTTGTTCCGAAAAAGAAAAAGAAGACGGGTGGCAGAGCCGTATCCGATGCAGATGCAAAAAAGGGTGGCAGAGCCGTATCCGATGCAGATGTGATAGGTGAAGCGGTTGCCATGGCAAAGAAGAAGAAGAAGGATGATGATAAAGCCGCGATGGACCATTTCAAAAAAACGCGTCTTCCTTTTATGAGTGAAGAGGATAAAGCCCTTTTAGAAACTATGAATAATAAAGGTGGTTCCGTAAAGAAATATGCCCGTGGCGGCGGGGTACTAAGAAAGGCGAGATAATATGGAGAATAAGCTATGTGGCGATTAATATTACAAGCAGGAAAATTTTTTCTATCTAAAGAGGCTGTACCGAAGGGCGCTACAGAGCTTAGTAAACATGCTTCTAAAAAGAAAACAGCTAAAAAGACATGGAATTATTAAGATGGTTGTATTTTTTATAAAAGCGAAAAACCCTAAATCGGCACCGCCAAAATCAAAAAAAGATGCAGCAAAGACAATGGCTACTACAGAAAATAAAATTACTAAGCAAAAACGTGTAGCAGATAAAGTGCGAAAAGAAGAAAAAAAGATAGCAAATGAAGAAAGAGAGTTTAAACGTCGTATGAAGCAAGCAGGAGAAAAAACTGATGCAGGAAAAGCAAGGCTAGCCAAAGGTGGCTCCGTAAAGAAATATGCCCGTGGCGGCGGCGTCCGTGCAGCGCGGTTCTAAGACATGGCAGGAACTATGGAGCGTAGTGTTTCACGGGCGAAAACTCGTAAAAAGGCTAAAGAAAAAAAAGATTTGTCTCGTAGACCAAAATATTATAAAATGGAAAAGATAAGGGATACGCCCATTGCGATTGTTTCTCTTAAAGGACTTTCAGGACAAGATTTAAAAGATGCCCAAAAACATAATGATTGGGCTATAAAAGAAAATGCAAAACAGGCGACCCGTAAACAAAAAAGGTTAGAACAAGGATTAAAAGAGTTAGAAGAAAAACATGGTGAGACACTTGATAAATACGAACATGGATGGGTCTTACCTGAATTAATGGGCGAAGAATATCAACAGAAGATAAAACGTGGTGGAATTGTAAGAAAAAAGAAATATTCCCGTGGTGGCGGCGTCCGCAAAGCGCGGTTCTAAATGGCCCGTCCTAAGTTAAAGCCGGGAGAACGGGGCAACTACCACGTTTCACGCAAGGAACAGGAAACCCGCAAAGTACGGAAGCGCCTTCGCACTCATCAGCGCGATCTTAAAAAACAGGAACAAAAGTCAGCAAATAAACGAGAAAAGATAAAAAATAACAAAGAACTGCTAAATGTGATACAAAGGGGAGGAGTTACCACCAACACAGAGGTGGAAAAGCTTCTTGAGGACGATCAGGAGCTTGTATTTGCTCCCAATACGGGGCCACAAACAGACTTTCTTGCGGCCCCAGAAAAAGAAGTACTTTATGGAGGTGCAGCGGGTGGTGGCAAAAGCTACGCAATGCTTGTTGATCTTCTTAGGTACGCAAATAACCGTAACCACAGAGCCTTGCTGCTACGTCGAACGCTTGCAGAATTAACGGAGCTAATCGATCAAAGCAAAAAGCTGTATTTTCATGCTTTTCCCAAAGCGAAGTTCAAGGAATCTACAAAAACGTGGGAGTTTCCCAGTGGAGCGACTGCACTTTTCAGTTACGTAGATAAAGATGACGATGTATACCGCTATCAGGGTAAATCGTTTACGTGGATTGGCATTGACGAACTAGGCCACTATCCTTCGCCGTATGTGTGGAATTATCTTCGCTCACGCCTTCGCACGACGGATGAAACGATTGAAACGTACATGAGAGCAACTGCCAATCCCGGTGGAGTAGGGGGCTGGTGGATTAAAAAGATGTTTATCGATCCAGAACCCCCCAATACTTCGTTCTGGGCCACTGACATCGATACGGAAAAAACTCTTGTGTACGGGCAGAATCACGTTGATTCAGGAAAGCCGCTGTTTCATCGTAAATTTATTCCGGCCCGTTTAACGGATAATCCGTATCTCATGAAAACGGGTGAATATGAAGCGATGTTGTATTCGCTTCCAGAGGTTGAGCGGAAACGCCTTTTAGAGGGCGATTGGGATGTAGCAGAAGGGGCTGCATTTACTGAATTTAACAGATCGGTCCACGTAGTTCAGCCCTTCGAAGTTCCTGAAGGATGGGCTAAGATAAGGGCTGGTGATTATGGATATAGTTCTCCTAGTTGTATTCTTTGGGGCGCAATTGATTGGGACGGGAATCTTTGGATATATCGAGAGTTATATATTAAAGGGTACACAGGAGAAGCACTTGCTGCGCTAATTCGAGAAATGGAGCGAACTGACGGTCAAATGTCGCTATCTGTTCTTGATAAATCGTGCTGGAATCGTACAGGATTAGGCCCGTCTATAGCGGAAACCATGATACGATCAGGAGTAAGGTGGATTCCGTCCGATTCTAATAGGCTTTCTGGTAAAATTGAAGTACACCGCCGTCTTGCAATGAATGAATATGGGGAACCACGGTTACGTATTTTTTCTACGTGTACAAATCTAGTACGAACCCTTCCTACGTTGCCGTTATCTAAGACTAATAGCGAAGACGTTGACACAAAGGCAGAGGATCATGCATATGATGCACTACGGTATATGTGTATGACACGCCAAATTTCTACACCACAGGCGGCTATCTTTAAGAATATGTATACTAGGCCACCAGAACTTACAGATGCTACTTTTGGATATTAAGTATTATGGCAGATAAACTTACTGATGCTGAGAAAAGGAATATTCAGCGTTTAAATCGTGAGCGTATGGATGCACGAAGGGCGGGTAGAGACCCAGATAAAGTAAATCCTCCGTATGAAGTTTCCCATCCACATAAAGGTAGACAAACATCACAAACTAGACTAGATAAAGCTATTGATCTTGTGGTAGATCAACAAAAGGCGGATTCCGGTGTATTAGCAATGGGGCTTAATATATCTGTTGCTGATGCTGAAGAGTTGCTTTATCAAATGATAAAGCTAGGAATAATTGAAGAAGAAGGGCTTGGCTATAAAGTACTTAAACCACCACTATCTTCTAAAGAATCGTATTCAAGAAATGAACCGTGGACTTCTGCCGAAGAACAAAAAATTATAGATAAAAACTTAGAGTCCGCACCTAAAAATGTAGGATTTATTTCATCGGAGGACGCAAGCCTTGATGAAACGGATGATCGTCGTAGATTTGCAGCGCAAAGAAAAGCGCAAAGAAAACAAGCTAGTAGACAGGATAGAAGAGGCAAACTAAATAGATTTTATCGTTGGTTAGAGACTGAAAATGGAATAGAGTGGGCAGAAGATCAAGTTCTTTTTTCAGACGGCTGGTTTGATAGTATAGACGGTATAGAGTATTTAAATTCAAACTCTGGAAAAAAGTTTTTAAAAACAGCCGCCGGTAAAAAATATACTGCACTTCGAATAGACGATGAATCACGAAAGCAATTACTAAGTGTACGTGAAGACGTTCATTTAAAAGAACCGACTATTGCTCAAATAGAAGCAGGTATATCAAAAGATTTAAGGGGTGTAAGTCAAGAAGTACAAGATCAAACGCCTTCCGTACATCGCCTTGCTCCTGATCCAACACAGTATACTCGCGCCCAAATCGAAGGGCATGGGCAACCGCCGCCACCGCGCATTACAAAAAAATATGACCGGAAGATTTTTCGTACTTTGACGACGGAAGAAGTTAAAAGTATATTAGAAAACGTAGGAAAATTAGAATCTGGAGAATTCAAACGGGTACTAAAAGAAAAAGGCATGACGCCCCCCATCTCACTTAGTAGATCATTAAAAGAAAAGGCTAAAACATTACCTGAAAATGGGGACGCTCTTGTTAGTGCGCTTACCGCTGCTAGAAATACGGCAGTAAGGGTTTTTACAGGAGAATTAGCACCAATAAAGGGGGAAGTACCTGCTGATTTAACAGATTATAAACTGTCTAAAATTCAAGCAATTTTTGATTTATTAAGAAACATGGAAAATGGAAATAAATATTTTCAAGGACCACAAAATATAAAGACAATTCCAAATCCACCGGGACGTAGCTATGTAAATAAAGGGGAACATGCGCGTTTTAATTTTCGTCATAAGTTAAGTGCTTATAATATTGGTGCTCCGACGCCTCATGTAGGAACTGATATCACAGTAGCTGATTCTTATTTAGACATGAGAAATTTTTTTAAAAATGTTGTAGGTTGGGACGATTATAAACTTGCACACTCCATGTACGATTTTTCCTTAAACGGTGCTGGACGTATTCAAAAAGAATTTTTAGCAGATGTAGGATTACTAAAAAGAGTTAATTATAGATGGGTACTTAATCACGCAAGCGGTGCTAAAAAAAATCCTAAAGACCATTACGGAGGAAAATATGGGAGTAAGGACGATCTAAGGCATGATAGGCCACAATGGTTTCCAGCAGACATGAAGGAAGGAGAAGCCATCGTTTCTGAACAAAATAATATTTGGCCTCCAAATGGCGATCCTACGTTTGCAAAGCAGAATGCATTACCCTCTTCACCTACGGTATACTATAAAAAGCCGTGGAAAAAGAGACAGGGAGTATATACTGAAGGAAAATCTAAAGGAAGAAGCAAGGTTGCACAAGGAACAGATGTTTTTAGATTAGTTTGGGATTATAAAATAACACCAGAAGCATACGATTCTTTTGAACAGATGAAAAATCTGCTTCAGTTTGAAAATAAAGGTGCTTTTGTAGAGAAGGGCGCACGGGCGGGGCATAACAG